GGATGTAAGCCCATCATTTGACAAAATGTCAAGTTACGGGAAATGAAAGGAGTTACTTTGCCGAAAATTAGCGCTATAAAACAATGAAGAAATTAATACCGATGTCCCGCTTTATGGGAAAAAAGGATAATTCGGACAGCCTAAAGGCTAGAAGAAGAGAAAAAGATTCATACCGCATGAACGTGGCTCTGCTTACTAGAGCAGAGAACGCATGGCAGCAGTTATCTGACTTACGCAAGAGACGTGAGAGAAACATCAATTATTGTTTCATTGATCAATGGAGTGATTGGGTTAGAGATGAAAAAGGAAACATGGTTCGAGAGTCAACCCGTGTCGCAAGAAGAACGGGCGGTGTTGCATTGCAGAACAACCATCTTATTAAGATTATACACACTTTGAGCGGATTGTATTCAAAGCAGAGTACCGAACCCGTTTGTTTCTCACGAACTCCAGACTGCGATGAAAAGGCAGACGTAATGACAAACGCATTACAGGCGAATTGGCAGAACAACGGACTGAACGATATACTTGTAAGCGAGGTTGAGGAAATGCTCTATGGCGGTTTGTCAGTTGTACGCGAGGAGTGGGCAACCATAAACGGAGAGGAGGATTCATATACATTTGCAGTTGAACCCGGGCATTTCTTCTTCGAGAGTGCGGGTATTGACCCCCTGCATCGTGATGTAGAGTTGATTGGTCACTTTGAGGACTATTCAATTGGCGCATTGGCTGCACGCATGGCTCATAGCAAGTATGACTATGCACAGCTTGAGCAAATCTACGAACCATATATGCACCGAGATAAGTTTGACATCCCGTCTACACAGCAGACGGACAAACTGAAAGACCCTTATTGGGACATCGCAGACCATGATATGGGCCGTGTTTACCATGTTTGGAGTAAGGAGCATAAGTTACGTTATCGTTGCAAGGATGTAATGGATTTTGAGAATCCTCTCTATCGCATTGAAGAGGAGCAATTGCCATTAGTTATTGCAGAGAATGAGGCTAGACTAATGCAAGCCGAACGCAACGGAATGTCCTTGGATGATGTTCCATTGATTGAATACACACCGATATTCGACACGTTCTGGCACTATCAAGCTCTCGCTCCCAACGGACTTATCCTCGAGGAGTACGATAACCCCTACGAGCATGGTAGCCATCCTTACACATTCAAGTGCTATGAGTATGTTAACGGAGATGTCATTCCCTACATTTCATCAGTAATTGACCAGCAGAGATATATCAACCGATTGGTTACTTTGTTTGACCTCGTTATCCAAGCAAGTGCCAAGGGTATCACGATGATTCCAAAGTCTTGCGTACCACGTAACATGAGTGAGGCAGAGTTTGCACGTTCAATCCGTGAGACAGGAAACTTTATCTTTTATGATGATAAGGAAGGTCGCAGTCAAGCCAAACCCGAAGTTGTCGTAAGCAATACCAACATGACGGGTATTACCGAGATGTTGCAGTTGCAGTTAGGATTCATCCCAGAGATTACTTCGGTAAGTGACGCATTGCAAGGTAAGACTCCTAGCGGAAACACGGCTGCATCACGTTATGCGATGGAAACGCAGAACTCTACTACTAGTGTTTCAGCATTCCTCCTCAAGTTCACAACCTTTGAACAAGAGTTGGCATTAAAGAAGATGCAGACCATCCATCAGTACTACCAGGGCGGTAATGTTTCCATTATGCGCTCAAACGGTTATACCGAGGTTGTTAGTTACAACCCTAAATCTGTTCGTGATGTCAAGTTCGGAGTACGTGTTCTGATGTCTCCCGACAATCCCGTATTCCGCATGGCTACGGGTGATATGATTTCCGAGATGTGGGCTGCGGGTGCTATTGATGCGGCACAACGTATGCAGATGAGTTATATACCGGGAGGTCACGCAATACGCAAGCAACTTGAGCAAGCACAGCAGATGATGGCGCAACAAGCGCAGCAGATTCAAGCTCAAGGCGAACCATCACCAAAGCCCGACACACAAACTATGGGATCAAACACCCAAGTAGAGGATAACTTGGCTATGCAGAATGGAAACCGACCTTATATTCGTCAATCTCAAGCATAATAGACTATGGCAGCAAACGGATTAAAACAAGCGCAGATTGGACTGCAATACGGCATTCATAGAACTCCCTCTCTAGGAGAAGAGGGGGAGTTGAGCGAGTGCGTGAACCTCATCCCGAAGAACGGAGAACTTGTCAACATACAGGAACCCGTCAGTAAGAACATAACGATTATCTCGGGAGAAACATTGATCGCCATACATGAAGTTCCTAGTGTCTATAAGCATTATGTCGTAAGTAAAGAAGATGGTATTTATTATTTCGACAGTGAAGATGAGGACGCAGTAAGAGTTAAACTTACGGACGCGTTTGAGTGCGTAGCCAACACAATAGGAAATTGTATAATACTTAACGGGTACGACGAAACAAAGATTTATATTTGGAACGGAACTTTATACAATTTTACCAGCCAAAACGATTTTCGAATTGACATTAAATTCGGTCTAGAATCGCAATGGAAATTTGTAGATTCAGTTAATGACTTGCGTTTGTCAAATTCGGGGTCTTCCGGAACTGCGTCAAAAAGACCCGTTTATTTGTCTAGAACCGAGTTTCCTATAAGTGATACGGGGGCAATGTCATATTCGTTTGTGTCGGGTAAGACGTACCGATTTGTAATAAAATTACTTGACTATTCGGAAGAGGAATCGGTTGAAAAAATATATTCGTACATTTATTTCATGGGGGACGAGTCAACTGATTGGGCGTATCTAAAAAATGATGGAACTTTCGGCAAAACAAAAACCAATAGAAAATCAATACCTCTCTCATCAGATTATTTCACAACTTTAGATGTACAAATAAATAGAAATTGGAGTCACGTCTACTTTGATAGCAACGGATATTCACGATGGGATATAGTGCTATATGAATTGGTAGAAGGCGCAGAAGAAGGCGAAACATTATCGGGATACCACGTTTTAGGAGGAACTGAATTAATTGATAGTTCTTTGTTTAAATCAGTAAACAAATTCATAGACGACAATTATAATAAAGGCGCTAAATTCGTATTCCCGTTCCTATTAAGGTATGCCATAAAGCTCACAACTGGAGAATATGTTTGCCCAAGTGTTCCTATACTAATGGAGCCTAACACGGGGGTAATACCGTATTGCGGAATTAAAAAAACGAGCACATCCGGAAGCGAGGTAACGGCGAGTGTAAGAGTAGGGGCATTTACTTCTACACTAAAATATTATATAGAAAACAATTCCATAATAGAGAAACTGAAACCGCTATCAGATCAAGAAATTGTTGAAAGTGTTTGTATCGGTGTATCAACCCCTATTAGAAGATTTAACCAAGGCGCTACGGGTAATGACATTATAAATTGTAATGTGTATGAAGGATACGCAGATGTTGAAACATTATCCATGAATTTGCCATCACATGACATGGGAGCATATACGGATTTACATCTTGAGCTTCCAAAATTTGACAAGACATACGAGCAGATAATAGTCGGTGACGGAGTAGAATCAAAAAACAATTTCTACATAATAAAGGAATTAAAGATTTCAGAACTTGAGTTTGGTCATTTCAAAGAAATCAATCTTACCGAAGACGATATTTCAAAGGTAGGAACTACTACGAATTCTAATTTGATACCAGATAATGTAGAATCGTTATACGACTATTCTTCTAAAGTTTCTTTTTCATATAACAATAGACTATTAAGGGCAGACCTAAAGGAGAAATTACCGAGTGGTAACCTTATGGATTATATGTGCGGTTACGACCCTATCACAACTCCTATAATGGAAAACATTGAGGTGACGGTAAAGAAAAATGGAAAAGAATACACGTGCAGAACGGGAAAAGAAAAAGCATATTCGTCTAACAAAAGATGGTTTTATTTCCCTGACGCGGATGCAACAAAAGCCGTAATTTATCACGATAATGAAGGGGCAAAGAGTAAATGCGAACTAAATCTAACAAGACATCCTTTTCTCGACGGGGCATATTGTCTAAACGAGTCTGCTTTAAGTTACACTACAATACCTAGTGACTCCGAATTAACGGACTTACCAAAGAACTGCCCAAGTGTAGACTATGAAAATAGAGTCGCGGTGTCAGCATCTAGCCAGCCACTAGTTAGAGAGCAAACTTGTTCAGTACCGTGCGGTAGAATATTAGCCCTGTCAAATGCTAGTAAGGCACTTAGCCAAGGCCAATTCGGAGAATTTCCATTGTACGCTTTTTGCGATGATGGCGTATGGGCATTGTCGGTAGGGGACGATGGAAAGATAACATCAAAGCAGCCAATTAGTAGGGATGTTGTAACGAATATAGATTCGGTAACACAACTAGACGGGGCTGTTGCGTTCGTGACATCACAAGGTCTAAAGATTATCTCGGGAAGTGAAACATTTTGTATATCAGAATCTGTAGACGGGTTCAATGTGAGCGAGGATTTTTATAAACAGGATGTACAGGCATTCTACACAACTTACGTGGCAAAGGATGGTCATAAGAGCGAATCACAAAGGGCTAAAGCTCCTTTTATTGATAACTCAACCCCTATAATAGAAGACTTACAATCCGCAAAATTGTTGTATGACTACCCACATAATTTATTGCACGTGTTCGTAGAAAATAAGAACGGCCATTATGTGTTTGACATGGTGTCGAAGCAATGGGTTATGCAGTATCTAACTTGTAAAATTAAATCGGTGATTCCTGGGTACCCTCTCACAACGATGCAGATTAGTACTGCCTCAAATGATAATCATGACACACTAGCATCGTATGAAAAGGTGTCTAACACCTCCAAGCATTTCGGTTATGCTCTTACAAGACCTATGTCTTTAGGCAACCCTACCGCTAGAAAGTTGTTGTATGATATACGAACAATAGGTCAGAAAACGTCAAGCGATTCAGTCCGTAGAATTGCGGTATACGTCAGCAACGATAACTACACGTGGTATAAGTTGCCCAGCTTGAAGGCTATGTCAGCAAAATACTACCGACTTCTCATAATGACAAACATGAACGATCTCGAGACCGTATCGGGAGTTGTCGCGCAGTATGTAGAGAAGTATACCGACAAATTAAGATGATTCTTTTTTTTGCATAGTTGTTTTTAGTTTTAGTTAATGTTTTTTTTGCAAGCCCCGTCCGTGAGGATAGGGCTTTTTTCATACCGATGCTTGTTTTATAAGCGTGTCGAGTTTCTCGCTCTTATTATCCCATCCATCGTAGATGGCTTTTGCCTCTGGACTGACCCTGGCGTTGATCTGTGCCTTTCGGTCGGTGGTGGGGCGTCCGCTTCCTGGGCGAACGCCACCACGGGTGGAGGTCGTTTTACAATTCATATGTAGCAATCTGTATTTCTGCATTATCCTGATTATATCCATTGTTGTGGTTGATACGAAAGAATGTGTAATCTTCAACATCGATGAAATCTTTGAAGTCGCTCATTATGTAATCTGTCTTTATATCCTCTACAGTGTCATAATCTTCGTTAGATGCTTCTACAAGTGCATTTGCATACTCAATGAAGTCATCGCTCTTTATACCTTCCATCTTGTACCATGATTCGGCATCTGAAGGAGTTATCATGCTGAAACCACCTCCATTAACACACATTGGTACGCTGTTTCCTGCCAAAAAACACTCATTGATCCATGCTGCAAGTTCGTTCTTAGTCTTCATAATTCTTTAAGTTTTAATTGTTATTGTAAGTTGTATTCATTACTTAGAATTTGTCATTTCGTTAATCATTCTCATTGTATCCTCTGTGGCAATGTCTTTGTGACTGATGTAAAGCTCCCAGATTCCATTGTGACGATAGCCATCGTACTTGATGCTGTTGATGAGTTTGTTTGCTTTCTTGGTGATTTGGCCGTTAGCCTTCCAGAAGTCGTAAGCCTGCTTCATCTCGTTCTCAAGGCGACGAGCAACAGTCTTCTTTCCGTTCTCAATGTCAAGACGCATGGCTTCAATCTCACCCTTCACGCTATCTATTGTGATGTCCTCATCCTCATCCTTCATGTAGTCAACGAAGTCATGAATAGCCTCTTCCTCTGACTCGAACCACTTGTGGTATTCGTCTGAAGGTACGAAGTCAAATTTGTATATAACCTCAAGGAGTGCCTGGTTTGCATCTTCTTCATTGTCGAACTGCAGACATGTTGTGTATCCGTTACCTCTATATCCCCAGTGGCGAAGTTCGAACAAATCACACACTACGTTATCTTCGTCTGTAGTGAATGTTTTTACAACGTGATACTTTGGCTCTACGCCACGAGGGCTTGTTGTCTCCTCTGCATTCTCAAGTACTACGTCCTCAAGTGTCTTCTCTACGATGAACATGTTCTCAGAATCGAGTTTGTACATCTTCTTTGTGAAATCCATTGTTGTCATAATTCTTATGCCATTCCGGGACTTGGGGTTTAAGTTGATTTCATCTTTCCGTTTGCAAAGTTACAACTATTTTTGATTTATGCAAGTATTTATCAAACAAATAAATAATCCCACAAATACGTTTTAACATATTTTAAGGAACAATAGCCCTATTGTTCTATCATTGTTCCACTCATTGTTCCGTCAAGTAGTAATATAATAATATTATTATATTACTAAACAGCCTATGGAACAATGGAACAATACCTTTATATAAATATATGCGTGCGCATACGTTATACGTGTGTGCGTACGTGCGAATATTAGCTATATATACTAGATATACTAGTAACATCTCAAGAACGCACGCGCGCGTCATAAAGCGGAGAAAAATTAGATATTACTACGCGCGCGAGGGTTTATTGTTCTAAAAGGCATTTAACTTGCTGGTTTTTAGATGGAACAATGAATGGAACAATAGCGGAACAATCGCAGAACAATCACTTTTGCATCACGTAATCAAGAATCTTACGGTTTGCCACGTCAAGTTTCTCGTAATTTTTGTTTATGTAATACTGATTAGTTGCAACGCCAAACTTGTGCGACAAGCCCATAGCAACAACCTGGTCTGGAATGTCAAGGTCAAATGCTATTGTTGCCCATGTGTGTCGAATGCTATAAATCGTTGTACCTTTGCGAACTCTTTTTAGACTGTCGTTGATACTCTTTGCAAATCTATGTGTGTCGTTCAAGTCTTCGGGGTTTCCTTCAAACCCGATGATAGACTTCGGCGTGCTTATACGATTGATAATCTCCATGGCCTCTGGTTCAACTTTTATGTTTATGTCGGAGCCTGACTTGTGACGTTTCTTGACTATCCTCCCGTTTACTATATCGCTAGGTGCAATCTCGAATAGGTCTGCGATGTTGATACCGCAAAGGCAGAACATCAATCTCATAACATCAAGGGCAAAAGGTATCTTTTCATGCCATCTCCATGTTTGCTTACCAAACTTGTGCTTTTCTGCGTCGTACACCCACATATCCCGGAACTCATCTATCGGTATGTTTCGGAACTGAACCGAATTAAGTCTGAACTTCTTACCCTCAAACGGGTCTGATGTTGCGGGGTAGAATCCTTTTTTCTTGGCGTAGTTAATAATTCCTTGGAGATGATCCATGTAGTTCTTGCTTGAATTGTTTGTAACCTTATCACTCAAGAACTTGTAGAACCCGCATACAAAGTCCTCGTCAATATCCGAAACCTCCAATGTCTCCGCATTCTTAACGTACTTTGAAACATTATTCTTGAATGTCGCATATCCCCTAACCGTGCTTTCTTGCAACATCTTCTTCACACAATAGTCATCAATGAGTGCGAATAACGTGCTTTCGTTGCCCGCTGACGGGCTTACTCCGAGGATATGGTCAGTTACAAGCCTCATAAGTTTTGACGCTGGCAGAGACGTTTTATGACCACCTACATCTATGAGTGCTAATTCGTACTTTGACAACTCCTCCTTGAGAATAGAATTGAATACCGCTGGTGTGCGCGATAGCATACCCGCGCTTTTTCCTCTGATAACCTTACCATCCTTCCAACAATCGGGTGGACATGACATACCCGTCTTGCAGTATGATGCCTGACCTTTACTCCTCATTACTACTTTAATCGGTGCTGTTCCGTCCTTGTTCAGCTTTCTTGCGTCTAAATATAATGCTACGTTTGCCATTGTAAAATTGAATTTTTATTTCTCACGTATTTCTCACGTGATAGGGTCTAAATACAACCCGTTTTTACTCCTGTTCGTTTCTCCCTTGATTTTTTCTCACGTATTTCTCACGTCTTTTGCGCCAACAAGTACCTGTATTTACCAAAATGCGCCAAAGTTACAAACTCCTTAAAACGGCTTAAAATGCCGTATTTTACTGATAATAAGCATAGAAACGAACCATGTTGGCAGAATTTTCGCCCGTTGCTATGCAAAAATATCAAAAAATCCTTATCCATTGATTTTTAGCAAGTTATAATTTTACATATTTTTCCTCTCACTTATTTCTCATTTATTTGCAAACGCGATACGCATCTGCTCAAGCAATAAATTAATCTGCTCGTTCTGCGCTTTAATCATCTGGAGCAAATCATCTGACTTTGCGGGGGTCTTATCCTCTACCACTTTAACGGGCTTATGTATTTCCGGGTCATCACCAAGAGGGCTTTTACCCCTTCCCGTCATTACCCAATTCGCATCAATCTCGGGGAAAGCCTCAAATAATTTGCACAAAGTCTGGGTGGATAACACACGTCCATCCTTTGAAAATTGCTCGTGAATAGTTGATTGAGCCGTACCAATGGCTTTTGATAGAGCATATTCGGTAATGCGCATACTTACCATAAAATCCCTAACCCTTTGATTTACAAGAATATCCATGTCCACCTCCGTGATATTAAATTTTGCTTAACATATTTTAACTACGCATCTACGATAAATATTCGTATTTGCGTATTGCTGATTTCCGAATTATACCTATCTTTGCAAGCGAAAACGAACCGCAATGCGAAACGTAACGGATTTGCGTTGCAAATATATAATTAATTATGGTAATAACAAAACAAATCAAAAGAATTTTTGCTCCGTACGGCGCACATTCCGTTATCGGGAGGAAGATGGGAAAGTCACGCGCGGTTGTAAGCAGAGCCTTGGCTGGGCAGTTTGACCAATTTAACCGCGAATACGAAACGTACATGGCAATACGCAAGGAAGCCATCAAAACCTACAACCTTACCGAGTATGAGTGCTGAAATAGAAGAGTTGAAGAAAAAGGTTGAGGTACTTGAGAAATCAATGATTGAATTGTCGAACCTACTCGTTAACCAATCTGAACTCAACCTGAAGATATACGAGGAGTATAAGAACCTAAAAGAACAAATCGCAAACAAATGATTAACCCTGCCTGTCGAGTATACGGAAAAGGAAACGCACAACAACTACTGATGGTGTCATGTACACTTATGGGCATGGGTGTTGCCTATTACTACTCTAATGGTGTGATAAGAGCAAAGAGCCGTAAGGTTAATGTCATAAACACCATTGAAAGAGAAATGCGCTCGGCAGGATTACGAACAAGGAGAGAATACGATGACTAATAAGTTACCCTCTTATCTACTATTCGGCATTGCGATAATACTTTTGCTAGTGTATGAATCATCGGTTAAAAGCAGATACGATGTAATGTGGGATATGACTGAAACCGATTATGCGGTTGTACACGTCATACTTGAGGATAGTTTGGGTAGAATACCTACACACGATGAAATAATAGACTACTATGCTGGAACTAGAGGAAATAAGAAGTAATGCAACCTACCACATAGGAGAGGCGGCAAAGTTAGTAAAGGTTTATCGTCACACACTCCTTCGTGATGCAAATAACAAGGTTATCAAATATCATATAAGCCCAAAGAACGGCAGAAAGATATTCATAGGAAAAGATTTAATCTACTATAGAGATTTTGTAAAGTAAAACATTATGAACGTAAAAATTGAATTCGATTCAAAGAATCCCGAGGATGTGCAATTGTTAGGCACTATGGGTATCTTCTTCCAAGCATACGCAGAGGAGAAGGTTGAGAAGAATGCGGTCAATGAAACTGATGAGACCGCAAGTAATGAAACACAGGAAGAGGAGAAAGCAGAACCCGTTGTTGAGGACACTCCCGTTGAAGAGACTCCCGTTGAAGAGGCTCCCGTAAAGCCAAAGCGCACACGCAAGACAAAGGTTGAAAAGCAACAGGAGGAAGAAAAGGTAGCGGAGGTTGAGGCTAAAGAGGACACTCCCGAAGTAGAAACAAAACCCGTTGATGACGCATCTAGCGACTTACCTTTCCCCGTTGAGGAGCAGACCGAGGTTGCCGAGGAGAAGAAAGAGGAAGAGAAAAAGACTATGACCCCCGAGGAGTTCCGTTCGGTATTTGAAGAGGTAAAGCGCAAGCTAGGTATCGAGAATGGTACTGATGAAAGCAAGGAGGCTAGCAACTACCTACGTACCATATGTCAGCAGAACTACGGTCAACGAGTTCCATCTGGTCTGCCAGGCGACAAGCTCTATGAGTTTGTAGAGAAAGAGGTTAAGAACCTTGAGTATAACAATGAAACTGGTTTCTCAGTTAAAGTACCATTCTAATGTCAGCACAAGGTCACGCACTTTTATCACCTTCATCTAGCCATCGTTGGATACATTGTACCCCGTCCGCTAGACTCGAGGAGAACGAGGTAGACAAAGGTAGTGAGTTCGCTAGAGAAGGCTCGACCGCTCACGCCTTGTGCGAAAGAAACCTACGTCTATTACTCGCTGGTATAAGCAGTATGGACGAGGTTTCCGACGAGCCGAACTTGATACTTGATGCACACAACGAATACATGGAGGGCGAGGACTACCACTCAAAGGAAATGGAAATCTGCGCTGATGAATATGTATCAATAGTGTGGAACAAGTACCAAGATGCCTTGTCAAGCACAAAAGACTCGGTACTATACGTTGAAAGTAAACTTGATTTTAGCGAGTTCATACCCGGTTCCTTTGGTACGGCTGATGCCATCATCATTACTGATGGAACGATGGAGGTAATTGACTTCAAGTACGGAAAAGGCGTTGAGGTGTCAGCGGTTGAAAACTCGCAAATGATGATTTATGCTCTCGGTGCGCTACGCGAATATGAGGTCATGTACGATATTAAAAACGTAAGAATGACTATCGTACAACCTAGAAAGTACAACATCAGTGAGTATGAGTTATCGGTAGATGAACTTATCAAGTGGGCAAATAAAACTCTAGTACCTGCTGCAAAGAAAGCAAACCTTGGCGAAGGTGAGCAAGAACCTGGAGAGTGGTGTCGTTTCTGCAAAATAAAGGCAACGTGCGCTAAACTCGCCAACCAAGCAATCTCGGTATACACAAAGAACGAGATTAAGGAGCGGATAGCCGACACCGACATGGGCACTATCCTAGGTCTTATACCCGCCATCAAAGCATGGTGTACCGCCGTAGAAGACTATGCTACCGCCCAAGCCATTGCGGGAAAGGAATACAACGGGTATAAGGTAGTTGAGGGCAGATCGTTGAGACGCATAACATCTCCCGATGAACTAGGTGCAAAGTTGCTTGACGCTGGTTATGCGGACATCTACAAGCCTAGAGAACTCAAACCAATAGGAGAACTTGAAAAATTTGTCGGCAAGAAGGAGTTTGCTGTGCTTGCGGACGGATTTATAGAAAAACCAAAAGGCAAGCCTACGCTTGTCCCAAACAGCGACAAAAGAGAACCAATGAATTACAATTCAGCGGTAGAAGATTTTAAGAATATCAATTTATAACAAACACAATTATGGCAACATCAATTAAGACAGTAGTAGGCGAGGTACGTTTCAGCTACCTCCATGTATTTGAACCTTGGTCAGCATCAGAAGACGTGGCAAAGAAGTACACCGCAACCCTTCTTATCAAGAAGAGCGACAAGGCTCTGGTTGAGCAGATTAAGAAGGACATC